CTAAAGGCTTGCCATTCATGGGGTTAGCAGAAGTTATAGGTCAAATGCTTCATGCTTTGTTTGGCGATGACGATGAGCCATATGATTTTAATGAAGACTTACGGGCATTCTTAGGTGAACTGCTATATAAAGGTCCTGTTAATTATGCGACTAATCTAGAAATTTCTAACCGTACTGGTATTGCACAAGATTTATTATTCCGTGATGACCCTCGTGGTATTGCAGAGAATGGTTATGTTTTATCCGCTATGAAGAATGCGTTTGGTCCAGCAGGTAGCTACATGGTTAATGCTGAAGGTGCAGTCAAGATGTTTAATGAAGGGCATACAGAACGGGCTATAGAGGCTCTGTTGCCTAGCTGGGCAAGAAATGGTATGAAGGGTGGTCGTTATATGACTGAAGGCGCCCTGACCCTTAAAGGTGACCCTGTGGATGCAGATGTAGGAGCATATAATTCCCTGATGCAAGTCATAGGGTTTTCCCCAGCTTCGCTATCTTCTCAGTACGAAACCACTTCCGTTGCTAAGTCTTATGAAAAGAAAATAGCAGATAGACGCCAGAGTCTTTTAAACAAATACGATATGGCACACCACGGCGGTGATTCTGACATGATGCAAGAAGTTAGGGAAGATATTGGCAACTTCAATAAAGCCCACCCTAAAGATAAGATTGATGGAACTACCCTACAAAAATCTATATCTGCACGAAAAGCTGCCGAGAAAAATATGATTAACGGGGTAACATTCAATAAGAAACTGTTGCCTGAGATTAAAGAAAAGTTCTTTGAGGAATAAAAAAACCCCCTGACTAGCAGGGGGCAACCTCGTTGGGAGGGGAGTGTTGGTTAGAGTATACCATCAGTTCGCCAAACCCTTACCCCATACTTACCTTTTTCTACAACGTGTTTACAGATAATGGTTAACCCAAGTCTGCGGGCCTCCGTCTGAATAAATCTTTCGGTTAAAGCCCTATCTATACACGGCACAAAAAACGAAGTCTCTGGCTTAAACTTCTCCCATTGAATCAGGAGAGGCACGTTCATTATCTTCAGCATTTAGTAATATATTCTCGTTAAAGAAATCCAATTTAGTAGTATCAAAGCAAAGAGCATTTACAGGAGCTTGAGTATTAGCAACCGTACCTGCAGTCATACGCTTCTTCTTAGTTCCTAAAAGACCACCACTCTTGCGGTACTGGGCTAAGGATTCCTCAAAGTTCATAAAGTTCTTGGCGCAATCATCACGGTAGCTTTTTACAACCACATACAAAAGCTTAGTATCAGGCTCATACCGTGCAGTTAAAGCACCCCGTGGCTCACGAATCGGACCATGTTCAAGACCATTCCTTGCATCCCTATTGCCATTGATGGTAAGAATCTCATGGAAGTGACGCTGTAAGAATCCACCCAAGTATTCGTCATTGTCAAACATATACTCTTTGTTGCGGTTACGAGTTTCTTTAATTAACTTAATCGCATAGTCAAACACAGGCTTAACAGGAATATCGTGCAGTCCTAACTGACCAGCAATAGCCCCACCAGTAATTGCAATCGTAGCCATAGCAGACCAGTAACGCTCGGTGTTTTTAATTTCTGCGGCTCTGTCTACACGCTCTTGCATATTCTGCATTTGAGCAATAACCATAGGAAGCTGACCAACTAAAGCCTGAGCGTACGGCTCAATGGCATGACCATAGTTATTCATAAGTTTGCCAAAGTGTTGCTTAGACCATGTAGCATCTGCATCTTCAGCCTTAACCTGTATTTCTAGAATCCTCATTAGCTCCCCTTCTGGAAAGCTCTTTATAGATAATAGCGAATCAGTTATGGACCTGTTAGATGTAGTTACTAAACCCAAAGACCACTTAGAATGATTAAGCCGTTCTGCATTCTCATGCTGTTTCATACGGTTCTTACCTTTGCCTGACGTAATGTCGTACACCTGATTTGACATTTGTTCTGCTGGCATATTAGTAATCTCATCCATAGTAGCGCACAGACTTTGCATAGTACCAAAGCGTTGCATACGGAAGTTGTATGTATCTTTAGGGGACATTAGTAGTTCTTTTGGCTTTCCATATATGGAGTTAATTGCATGGAGTACGGTAGTTTTGCCTGAGCCTGACTCACGGCTAAGTAAGTTAAGCAAGAAGCCATCTAGGTTTGTGTACTTCATAAGCAGAGAACCAAAGCCCATAAAGAATCCAAACGCACGGTTCTCCATGCCCTCTCTACCATAAGAATTGATTACATCTTTCCACACATGGAAGTCACCCTTAGGCTGGAAGAATGGCACGATTGGTAGTGTTGGAGAAGATGGAGGACTATATACAACCTCAGTAGCACGAATCTCTCTATCGCCAACAATAATTGCCCCGTCGCCTTCTATCCAACCAAACTGTTTATGTGCCTTTTCAGCTTCAGAAGTTAATTGCAATTGCTCCACCCATTTAGTTACATACCCCATTAGTTCGTCCTGTTTCTTTCCTAGTACTGCTACACCATGCCCAGCAATCGTATCTCTAAATCTATCTTTAGCCAGTACCGCCGCTAATGGCATGATGAATTCTCTTACACCATCTTTTGGTAAGTGCAATCTAAATAATAGGGTCTCGCCATGATCGGGGTCTTGCATACGCTTAACCACATAAAAGTCATATGGATAAACTAGAGCATCTTCTTCCTCATCGTCATCTTTAGCTTTCCTATGCACATAGATACCGCCTCCCTTACCTCTAAAGAATGGGTATGGATATTGAGGAATTGTGTAAGACTTTAACTCTAGCGTTGTCTTCTCTATATCCATTACTACTTCCTCAGGCTCGGCTTCTACAATTTCTTTGCCTAGCTGAATAGGAGATGTAATTTTTAATGTGCAACCTTCACAACCACTAGGGTTATCTTTCTTAAACGTCTCACAGGTATAAGGACCTAATGTGTCTTGGGCTTTCCCACTAGACTCTTCAAAGTTGTAGTCAGGATGCTTACTACCCATAATATGAATAGCTTTATTTCTATCTACACATCTTTCAGCAATACTTAACCATGCTCTCCACCGTGGCTCAGGTAGTGATTCTTGTTCTTCGTAAGCCGCTTTTATCTGATTACATCCTGTGCCTTCTAAAGACTTAATCAGAATAGTTTTAAATCTTGATTGACTGCTACCCATCAAAGCTAATGTAACGGCATCCATTGGGCGCTTAAACTCCGCCTTTTCCAACATCTTCATAATGTTGTCAGACGGGGCAAGGATTCCTTCTATATCCGCAAGTGGTATAGCTTTTGCTACATACATTACTTCTACTGGGATTGGGTTGTTTACGTCCTTCAAATGCAAAGACTCAGGCATCCTCAAAATACGGGCGGCATCAGCAGGCACAGCCATATCCACATCAAACTTGTTTTCTGTACACAGTTCTTTTAATCGTTCTGCGTAAGGCTTCCATTGTTGTCTATCAATCGCAGTATCAAGAACCCAATATAAATGCGCGCCTCTACCTGATTTAACAATCGTTGGCTTTGGCAAACCCGTTACTAGACAAAACCGTTTAGTGTCTAGTAACCCTGCATTTAAATCAGGGTATGGCTTTCCATCACCACAATCTAAGTCGATAAAGAAAGACTTTAAAGCAACTGCGTTCTTAGCAAATCTGCCATGCTCGGCAAGACCAAACTTAGCCACACCAAAGAAAGCATTGTATTGTTTAGCCTGTAACCCATCGGATACAGTGCATAGTTCCTCAATACTAGAAACAAACTTCTGTTCAAACTTAGCTGAATCTAAACCACTATTACCCCAGCTACAATAATTCTCCCCTTCTTCAAGGGGCGGTAGTACCAACGATAGAAACTCTGTCCGAGAAAGCATAGCCGTCCTTAATTGCACCGTGTATTTTTATATAAAGGATTGGGCAGGAGCGTTACGGCACACGCTCTTTTCGGTAGCTAACCTAGCCCCCCTCACCACTCTACTTAAACTTAGCCAATATCTTATTAACTTTTTCGACAAACTTGCCCGAAACAGTAGACTTACCCCTAAACCACGAATAGACAGTCATTCTACTAACACCAAAAAACTCTGCCACATCGGATACGGGTATATCCTTATTAAGACAAACCCTACCTAATTGAACCCCAAGTAGTTTGGGGTCAGCGGATTTAATCTCCTCCGCCATTAGAAGAGAATATCCCTTAGGCATTATGCATCGTCCCAATCGCTAAGAATCTTAGAAATATCTTTCTTGGGTGCGGGGGCTTCGTCTTTTTTAGCAACACGCTTGACTGGCTCCTCAATCACTTCTTCTGTTTCTTCTTTGAGAACAGTCGTTGCCTTTTTAGCAACAGGGGCATCTAGCTTAGGTACTTTATCCGTCTCGGCTACGGTCATAGTAATAGCTTTTAATGCCTTATCAGAAGTACCTTGAGTAATAGCAATCTCATGCTCTTCTGCATCTAAAACACGTACTGGTTTAAATGCAATCTTAGGTGTAGCGGCTTCTGTATCAAAACGCATCTCAGTAACGACAGCAGTAATAGGTACACCTTTACTACCAATCATCTTTGCATACGTTTGCAGAGGCCATTTTCCAGGTTCTCCTGCGCCAAAGATTGATGAGGCTGGCAATGTTAACTGCATTACTTCACCACCAATATCATTGGCTAATACAACTGCTAAACGCTGACTAAAACGGCAAGCACGGCTATCGCCTTGACCCGAACCTTTAGCATTTTGCGCGCAATCCACGCAACGGCTAGCTTGTGGATTAACTGCTTTAGCATCAGGAACTTCTCCATTAGCAGACCAGCAATCAGGGGCTTTAGCATCGCCACCTTCTGAATACGTACCTGCATAGAATGTACGAGATACTTTTGGTGCGGCGGCTACAACTACTACATTCATAGCACGGTCTTCATTCTTGGCTACTTCTTTACCATTGACCATCATGCGCCATACACCGCCTTTGATAGAGATACGTTTCATACCACCCGTACCACCACTACCCATCAAGGCTCTTGTAGTTGCATCTAAATCCAACTCTTTAAGATATGAGGGAAGACCGCTACCTAATACTGATAATTCATTACTCATGACTACTCCTTACCTTTTGTAATAACTACACTCATTGTCGTATCCGCATATAGCCCCGGCGGATGCAAATCGGGGTTCTCCTCCAAAAACTGCTCCATGTTCACGTTGTGTAACCGTTGTTGTAGTAACGAGAACGCATCGTGTTCTTTAACGAATTGGAATAACTCATGCCAATCGCTTGTGTGGTAACTCTTCTTGATTCGCTTAGAAATAGTTCCATACTTTGTTCTAATCAAACTAGACCCTTGATCTTTGCATAGCTGTACAAGTTCAGAAGAAATAATATCTAGCTGTGCTTCTAACTCTTTATCTTCTTTAGCAAGTTCTCTACGCTTATCTCGAATCTTGACGTAAATCTTTACTAGCTTCTCTGCGTTTAGTTCTTCACTCATTTCACACTCCTTTCTATTTATATAAGTAATATAGTGACTATACTATACTTTGTCAAGTACCTTCAATAATATTTTTATAAAGGTCAATTAGCCTAGTATGTATGTCTACTTTTTCTGACAACATCTTATAAATTCTTTTTTCAACTGGAGACCCTTGCAGATGCACAACAGTACATGGGTTGCGTTGACCAGCACGGTGTACCCGTGCATTAGCTTGTAGATATGTCTCTATGGATGTAATCGGACCCCACCAGACAACTACGTTTGCGGCATGAAGTGTTACACCATGAGCCGCCGCTTGGGGTTGTATTACAAGGACTTGCGGGTTATCTTCATTTTGAAATTTATTAAATATTTCTGTACGCCGTGATGCAGAAATACCACCATGAATATTCTCTGCGGGTATACCCTTAGCTTTTAATTCTTCTGCAATGATTTCGATTGCGTGTCTAAATGGGGCAAAGACAATTACTTTATGGCTTGCTTCTTCAATAACTTCTAATAGTGCAGACATCCTACCTTTGGCATCAAACGCTACAACTTCTCCAGTATCCGAATAGACTGCACCGCATGAAAGCTGTAATAGTTTATTGAGATTGGCGGCGGCATTTACTGTTGTAATACTTTCGCCAGCCGCTACAGTTAGCATATGCTTTTTAATTTCTTCGTAGAACTTTAACTGTTGTGGAGATAGGGGTGTCTCTCGGAATGTGTACGTCATGTCTGGTAAATCTAGACATTCGTCTTTGGTAAAACGTATTGCTGGTTGAAGTGCTTCATGAATAATCTTTTCTGATGTAGGTTTTGGAACCCATTTGAACTGTGTAATCTTATTCATTACAAGGTCTCTGAACGCACCATAAAACTTAGGTACTCCATCAGGGTTGATTATCTTTGCTAGCCCATATGCATCTGTCGGGGATTGTGCGGCTGGTGTTCCTGTTAGCATCCAAATCCATGTAGTTGGTTTGACTAATTGCTTTAGAGTCTTCCACCTTTTTGTAGCTACATTCTTGTAAGCATTTGCTTCGTCAATTACAATCAAATCAAAAGCGGCGGCTTCAATCTCATCTTTGATAATCTCTAGTCCGTCGTAGTTGATGATGACAAAATCTGCATTACTCTGTATGGCTTGAACCCTTTTATCTCTTGAGTAGCTATGGGCAATAGCGCAAGTACGATGCATTGCAAACCTAAACAAATCGCCTTCCCATGCTGACTGCATAATAGATAGTGGGCAGATAACTAATACCCTTTTGATAGCACCAATGTTTATTAAATAGTCCGCAGCCCAAATAACTGCTGAAGTTTTGCCTGTGCCTTGCTCGTTAAAACAAAAGGCTCTGCGGTTCATAGTTAGGAATGATGCCGTTGTCTTTTGATGGTTGAATGGTTTGTATGCTCCAGTCCAT